CCAGGGCACCAACTCGGTCGCCGGGACTTCGGTGGCGCAGATTAATGCCGCGACGTGGACCGACCTGGACGTCCGCAGCAACGACACCACGATGTCGGGCGCTAATGCCTGGGCGAACTACACGCCCAATCAGTCCAACACGACCGCCTTCCGCTACCTCCGCATCCTTCAGACGGGCAACGATGCCACGGGCAACCCCTACATTTGCGTCGCGGAGTGGGAACTTTACGGGACGTTCACCTACACCTCGGGAGCGCTGGCCGACGGGCGCCTGGTGCAACTCAACGGGGCCACCGGCGACGAGCTCCGGCAAACGGCTTTTTCAGCCGAGGGCGGCCAGCTTTCCGCTGCCACCAACATCGAGATCAGGTCCACTGCAGCCAACGGCAGCGTGACACTCACGCCGTCGGGCACTGGCACGACTAATCTCGGAGGCAGCGTCACAATTCCGAGCCTGACTGCCAACCGCGTCATCCTCAGCAACGGAACCGGGGCGCTTCAGACGGTCGCCCCAGGCACCAGCGGAAACGTCCTCCAGAGTAACGGGACGACGTGGGTGAGCGCCGCGCTGACTGCGAGCGGAGCCGACTTCCAGACGTTCACCTCGTCAGGGACTTGGACCAAGCCGACCAACGCCAAAACGGTCGAAGTGATTTGCATCGGCGGCGGCGGCGGCGGCGGCAGCGGACGACGTGGGGCCGCTGCAACGTTTCGTCGTGGCGGTGGCGGCGGTGGCGGCGGGGCTCTCTCGCGAATGGTTTTTCCGGCATCCCTGCTGGGCGGAACCGAGACGGTGACCGTGGGCGCAGGCGGCACCGCTGGGGCCGCGCAGACGACCGACTCGACAAACGGCAACGCTGGCGGTGCTGGTGGAGATACGACCTTCGGCAACTGGGTGTTCGCTGGCGGCGGCGGCGCGGGGGCTGGTGGCATCGAAGGCACCGGAACGGTGACCGCAGGCAATGGCGGCTCTGCCGCCCGTCTTGGCGCTTACACCTCCGCGACTGCCGTGGCGGGACAAGGAGCCATTGACGGAGCGACTGCTGGCTGCGCAGAATATGGCGGCGCAGCTGGCGGCAGAAATTCTACCAGCGATAACCAGAACGGTGGTTTTTCTGGGGGGTCTTCTATGTTCGGCGGACCCGGTGGTGGCGGGGGTGGACCGTGTTGTTCCGATGGCAAGGGCTACGCGGCCGGAAACGGTGGTAACACGGCGTCTTACACTACCGGAGGCGGCGCGAGTCAACCTGGTGGCGGCGGAACGGGGGCCGGCCCGAACGGAAACGCTGGTGCTGCGCCGAGCAGTTCTTTGTGCGGCACCGGCGGTGCTGGCGGTGGCGGTGGTGGAACTACGGGAGGCAATGGCGGCGCGGGCGGTCGCGGTGCGGGCGGCGGCGGCGGCGGCGGTTCCTCAAACGGCAACGCATCCGGCGCGGGTGGCGCGGGTGGCGCGGGAATTGTTTACGTCATCACCTATCTCTAGGCCATGAACACCTTCTACCTGGTCAAATCCGCATCGGAAGTCTCCGCGATCCTCTGGGACGGAGTCTCCGACTACACCCCGCCGGAGGGCTGGACGCTCATGGATGCGGCTGCGTTCATCGCTTGGCAGGAGCAGAACCCCGCCCCGCCTCCACCCCCGCCGCCGGTCCCCGAGTCTGCCTCGCCGGCGTATCTCCGCATCGCGCTCCGTCGACTGCACGGCATCACGCCGCCGATGGTGTCGGCGAAAATCGAACTCATCCCGGATCCTCAAGACCGGCAGGACGCTGACGACCTGTGGGAATACGCCACCAGCATCCGCCGCAACCACCCTCTAGTCGGCTCCATCGCCGGCGCGTTCGATCTGTCCGACGCTCAGGTTGATGAGATCTTCCGGGTCGCTGATGCTCAGGCCGCATGACTTGTGAACACCATCCCGATCATCCCCGTATCCGTGTGGACTCCGACCGGCATTCAGTCGGCGACGCAGTTCGAGGTACGCTACGTCAACTATATCCGCGGCACCGCTGTCGCCGATTGCCACCTACACACGGGCGGCGAGACCTCGGTTGAGGTGAGCTCGCAGCTCGTCCCGGCGACGGAAGAGCAGTGCGATGCCTGGGCGGACGATGCGGCGTTCTACCGAGTGCTCGCCCAGAACGCCGGCCTGACCCCCGTCTGACTACGAAACCCCGGCACCCTCTAGACGGGATGTCGGGTGCTTCGTACCCTGCGGATCTTCACTCGTCACATGAAGATCCAAGTCAAACAGGCTCGGGAGCTCCTTAACGCTCTCATCACGGTCACCAGCGGAACGCACTCCGTCGTTACGCGGAGTCCCGGCGGCCAGACAGTCAATCAAGTCCCTTACGAACTGGACGACAACGCCCGGTGGAACCTCACGAAGAACCTCGGCCTGGCCGAGCGCATCGTGAAGGACGCCGACAAGGCTCGCGAGGGCATCCTGCGCGAGATCACGGGCGGCGTGGGCCGCGACCTGAAGCGCGCCGAGGAACCGGAGAAGTTCCAGCAGTTCCTCGAGCGGTCTGAGACGATCGAAGATCAGGTGGAGTCTGCGCAGTTTCTGCGTGTCCGCCTGTCCGGCCTGAAGATCTCCGGTGCGAACCCGATTCCTGGCGTCGTCGTCTCGGCCCTCCAGCCGATCCTGTTGGACGACGTTGTTCCTGCGCCTGAAGACGTCATCCCCGACTAAAAATGATCGATCTCCTCTTCAACGCCGCCGGCGGCGGCATCGTCGGCGGCCTGCTTCACCTGGGCACGTCTTTCTTCGAGACGTGGCGCAAGAAGAAGGATGCGGAGGTCGAGATCATGCTCATGCAGGCGAAGGTGGCAGCCGCGGAGAAGGAAGCCGCGTGGAATGCCTTCGCCAGGTCGCAGGAGCCGTCGGGTGGGATCAAGATCCCGCCCACGGCATCGCCCTTCATGGTCGACGTCTACCTGGCGGTCGATGCGCTGCGTAACTTCACCCGACCGGGGCTGACTTGGGCGCTGCTTTTGGTCCTGGTCTACGTCTTCAGTGAAACGCCGGCTGCCGCTCGCGAGCGGATGCTCGACGAGATTGTATTCGGATCCTTCACCGCCCTCTTCTGGTGGTTCGGCTCAAGGTATTCCCGGAAGTAAGCCCCGGCACCCCGTTGTCCCGTTGACCGGGGGCCGGTAGTATCCTCACATGGCCGGAATTCCCGACGAACTGTTTCTCGCTAGGCTGCGTAGGGAGACCGCGGCGCGAGAGGCCGCGATCGCGGCGCTTCGAGCCGCGTTGGACTCGGCGAATGAGCAGACGCAGCAGAAGATCACGGTCGCTGCATCGAAGCTGACGACCAAGATCGCTGGTCGGACGGTGAATGCGTCGGCGATCGCCGGCATGATTCTACGAACCCAGGTCGAGCCGGGGTTCGCTTTGGCCGAGCAGGTGACGGCGCTGGAAGCAAAGGTCACCGATCTCGACACGACGTCGGCGGCGTCGATTACGGAGATCCGCACGGCGATGGCGGACCAGTACGAAGCGCAGGCTCAACAGACGTTGACCCTCCAAGCGGTGTTCAACGGCAACATCGCGACCGTGATTGACCAGATCACGGTGGTGTCGACATCGACATCTGCGGTAGCGTCGAGGACTACCACCCTCGAGACTACGGTGAACAACCCGACGACGGGCGTGGCTGCGAGCTATGCCCGGATCCTCGCTGAAGAGACGGCGCGGGCCACCGCCGACACTGCGCTCGCGACCCGTGCGACGGCGTTGGAATCGACGGTCAACAACCCGACGACGGGTGTGGCTGCGACTGCTGCGAGACTGACGACTGAGGAGACGACCAGGGCAACCGAGGATACGGCGCTCGCGACCCGCGCGACGACGTTGGAGGCCACGGTAAACCACCCGACGACGGGCGTGGCTGCGAGCTATGCCCGTATCATCGCCGAGGAGACAGCGCGAGCCACCGCCGACACTGCGCTTGCGTCGCGGGCCACCACCCTTGAGGCCACGGTATTCAGCGCGACGGATGGGAATACGGTGCTGAAGGCGAGGATCGCGACGGAGGAGACGGCGCGAGCGAACGGTGACTCGGCGCTCGCTACGTCGATCTCTTCGGTGTCGGCCACGGCCGACGGAAAAAACCGCACTTTCTATCAGTCGAGCACTCCTACGGCAACGGCTGTCGGGGACATCTGGATCGACATCACCAGCACTCTTAACGTGCTGAAGAGGTGGAGCGGAACCGCGTGGGTAGACACGCAGGTCGCGTCTGGAGCGATCGGTGCGGCCGTTGCGACTGAGTCCAGCGCCCGAGCGACGGCTGATGGAAATCTTTCCGGGAAATACAGCCTGAAAGTGATCGCAGGCAACATCGTCACGGGGATGAACATCACCTCGGCGACGGGCAGCGGGACGGACGTATCCGACATCACGTTCCAGGCTTCGTCGTTCAAGATATACAACGGAGTGACGGCGACGGCGCCGTTCTCTGTTTCTGGCGGCGTCGTATACATGGACGATGCGGTGATCCGCAGTACGGTTGACATCGGCACGGGTGATGCCCGCTTCTACAAGCCGGCGACGGGTGCGGCGACCTACGGAAACACGTCGCAGGGTCACATTTCGATGGAGAACTACGCGATCGGCACCGCGGCGATCCGTGCGAAGTTCGGTTCGAGCATGAAGCTCGATATGCGGTGCCAGACGGTTGGGTCGGACACCGTGGGCGTGATCTACGTCTACAGCTCGGACAACTCGACGTTCCTCGCCATCGCCGGCTCGGTTACCCCTGGATCCGCCCCGCGATTGACGTGGGCGGGCGACACCAACCTGTACCGATACACCGCCGGCAAGCTCAAGACCGACGGTGGGTTTATCTTCAACGGCTGCGATCTCACGCAGCGAATCGCAAAGTCTGACGTCTATACGCTGGCGGGCGGCGTCAGTGAAGAAACTTTCAACGTCAACATCTCTGGGTACGGATTTACGGCTGCGCCGACGGCGGGGGTGTGCAACTGCGCGAGCGACAAAGATTATCACGCGCGGTACGACTGGGACGCGGCCGGCAACTCGGCGACGAACGCTGTCATCAGAGTGAGTCGGTTCGACGGAGCCAACACCAGCGCCGGCGCTAGACGGTTCTCGCTCGTCTTCTTCCAATAATGCCTCAGGACCGCTACGGACTGCCTTTCCCGGACGGCTGGTCTAATGCGATGGTGGAGCTGTATTGCTACGCCAACAGCCACCAGCAGAAAGATGGCGGCCTCGGCCAGCAGAAGCACCTGCGAAACGCGATGATCGCGCTCTGGCCTCAGGTCTACGGAGGCGAGGTCGAGCCGGGAGTCCCGCGCTGGCGCGACGACCTTGAGATGCTGACATGGGCTTGGTGCAACTACCGCGTCATCTCGGTCATCGGTCACGCATCGGCGGCGAAGACTCACACGTTCGGCCACATCGCTGCGGCGAGCTACATCGCTGACGCAAACAACTCGATCATCACGCTCACCTCGACGCACTTGCCGGGTCTGCGCAAGCGCCTCTGGGCCGACACGGTCTCCGCGATCCGACTCGCGCAGCTGACGCCGGAAGTTGCCGGCGGCGTGGTGTACGACGTCCGCAATCACGACATGACGATCCGTCCCGCAGGGACGAAGGAGGACAAGTACGTCATTGAAGGCATCGCGACTGACCGCGGCCAGGACGCCGTCGAGAAGATCCAGGGGACTCACTCGCGCAAGCGCCGGTACGTCGTCATCGACGAGGCCCAGGGAACGCCGTCCGCGATCTTCGAGGCTGCTGCGAATTTGATGACCGACCCGGACTTTCGGATGGCGCAGCTCGCCAACCCGACACGCCGGTACTCGGAGTTCGGCACCTGGTGCGAGCCGGAGCATGGGTGGGGAGGCATCGACCCTGACGTCGACCTGTTCTGGGAAACGAAGCGAGGAGGCATCTGCGTCCGCCTCGACGGGCTGAAGTCGGCGAACATCAAGGCTGGGAAGACGCTCTTCCCGTTCCTCATCCGCCAGGACTACCTGGACAGCGTGGCAAAAGCATTCGGCGAGGGCTCGCCCCGCTGGTGGACGTTCGTTCGCGGCTGGTTCGCGCCGGAGGGACTGTTCGGCGTCATCTTCCCGTCGTCGGTGCTCAACAAGGCTGACGCCAAGATCGAGTATCAGTTCCAGCCGACGCGCATCGCCGCGCTCGACCCTGCGTTTGAAGGCGGCGACCAGTGCGTACTCGCGATCGCCGAGTACGGTGATGCCCGGGGTTCCCGGTACGCCATGAACCTGGTGACCACGATCCCGATCAAGATCGCGGTGACGGATCGAAGCGAGCCGCTCGACTTCCTGATCGCGAACGAGGTGAAGCGCATCTGCGGCAAGTACGAGGTGAAGCCGGAGAACTTCATCCTCGACGTTACTGGCGCCGGCCGAGGCGTGGGGGCAATCCTCGAGAAGGAGTGGGGCGCGGACATCAACCGATGCAATTTCGGCGGCGGCGCTACCGAACGGCGACTCAAGGTGGCGGACACCGAGAACTGCTCGGAGCTGTTCGACCGCTTTGTGTCCGAGCTCTGGTGGGCCGGCCGCGCCTGGATGGAGGAGAACCTGGTGGGCGGCGTGAACGCCGACGTCAAGATGCTCCGCGACCAGCTGATCGCCCGCCAGTACGAGACGGTCAAGGACAAGAAGATCCGGATCGAGACGAAGCGGGAAATGAAAGAGCGCCTCGGCTACTCGCCCGACGAAGCGGACGCCTTTGTCATGCTGATCGAGCTCCTACGCCGGAAAGGCGGGGTCGCCGGAACCCCGTTGGCCGGGGCTGCCGGCAGCCGGGACACCCGGCTCCAGAAGCGGGCGGTCAAGTACTCCAACCTCCTGAACCCTGACAAAGAGTTCGTAACCCAGCCCGACTGATGGCCCTCATCCGATCATTTCGCGACGTGCCGCCCGGAGGCTGGCGCTATGTTCAGCCGGAGACGGCGGTCTGGTTCTCGTCGGACAACTACGACGACCTCATCGCCCAGATCATTCCGCACCGGAAGTACAAGGGTCTTCCGGTCGAGTCGGTCGAGATCGACGTCCAGCGGCAGCTGTGCCTGGGCCTGGACGAAGGGTGGTGCAAGCCGGAGCCAGGGGAGAATTACCGTCCGGTGGCCGACCTCACCGCCCGCTTGACGACCGGGATGGCGCTGTCCCTTGGGAAAACAGTGGTCGCGGCCCTCGCCGCGGTAGCCGCCGGCAAGCTACCCCTGGCTTCCAAGGAGGAGGCGCAGCGGCGAGCCACCATCTGCCGGGGTTGCCCGTTCAATAAGCCGAGCTCCCTGTGTTCCTGTTCAGCGGTGTACAAGGCGATCGAGGCCACCATACCTCAGGATCGCCGGCAGCCAGGGATCTCGGTGTGCATGGCGTGCGGGTGCAGTCTCCAGGCGAAGGTCAACCTGCCGCTGTATGTGGTGCAGGCTGGCAACAGCACAGAAGTGACCTTCCCGCCATATTGCTGGCAGACCGAAACACCCGGCGACCCCTTGTCCGAGACGCAAAAGTCAACTAAAGACTCCTGACCGCCGATGGAATCAAACGCCAACTCCCCGCTCCCGACGGTGTCGGAACGTCGCATCCGCGACGCAGCCACGGCCCGCAGTCTGTGGCTAAAGCTCCGCACCGCGTCGGTGGTCCGGCGCGAAAAGTGGTCGCAGGTTCAGAACCAGCTCGACGGTGCTCCTCCGTTCGCGAATCGCGAATTGCTCGATCTCGGCCAGGGCTGGCGCTGCAATATCAACTTCCGAGACGCGGCGTCGACGCTGGAACAGGTGCTGATCTCGTATTGGCGCCTTCTGCACGATACGACGAACCTGGCGGCGGTATCATACGTTACGTCGGACGATCCGAACGCGGAGAAGTGGGAGCAGATTTTCCAGCAGGCGTTCAACCGCTTCGTCGACGACTGGGGTCCGGACTACGTCCGCAACTACCTTTTGTTCTCGCAGAATCACGTCGCGTTCGGCGTGGGGGTCGCGTTTTGGAACGACAAGTTCTCGCCTCGCTGGGAGGCGATCCGCATCGGTGAGGTCGAGGTGCCGACGCGTTCAAAGGCGTCGGTCGAGAAGCTCTCGCTCGTCGGCGTTCGCCAGGAGCTGGAGATCGATTACCTCTGGGAGCTGGTCCGCACCGAGGAAGCAAAGGCGGCCGCGCGCAAGCGTGGGTGGAATACCGACGCGATCGAGGCTGCGCTGGTGCGTGAGTTCGTGAAGCAGGAAGGCAACGTCTCGACGCCGGTCACCGGCCAAGACCTGCTTGAACTGCAGCGCCTGATGCGTGACAACGCTCTCGGCGTGACGACGGGTCACGACCCGATGAAGCTGGTCCACCTGCTGGTGAAGGATTACGACGGGAAGATCTCGCGCATGATCTTCGCGGAGATGCAGGAGCACCAGAACGACTTCTTGTTCGACGACACCGGAAGCGATGCGCGCCCTGGCTCGATGAACGAGATCCTCGGCGCCGTCTTCTTCGACGCCGGCAACGGCGACTGGTGGGGGACGAAGGGTTTTGGGATCAAGAATTTCCAGATCTCGACGGTGCAGAACCGTCTGAAGTGTCGCGGAGTCGATCGAACGCTCCTCGACGGTCTCAACTTCCGCGATCTCTCCGAGGGTGCGCGTGAGACGGTTCCGATCACGACGATCGGACCATTCACGTTCCTCCCGAAAGACGTGGAGCAGCTGCCGTCATACCCGACCGGCCGATCGATCCTGGAAACGATCGAGATGATCGACTCGCAGTCGTCGTTCAACAACGCGCGCTACCGCGACCAGGGCAAGCAGATCGCGCAGACGGACACGGCGACCCAGGCGAACATCCTTTCCAACATTCAGTCGCAGGTCGACGTCGCGAACGCTACGCTGTACCTGAAGCAGATCGCGCGGAATATTTTCGCGGAGCAGTTCCGTCGGCTTCGGATGCGCGGTAACCCGGATCCGGATGCGAAGCTCTTCAAAAAGCGGTGCGTCGACGATCTAGGGATGCCTGAGAAAGTCTTCTACGAAGGTGAAATCTCTCTCCGTACTGGTTCGGACCCGGGTGCAGCCAATCTCGCGGTCCAAGGACAGCGGGCACTCGAAGCGATGGCGCTCCCGGAAGCGAACAAGCGTTGGTGCCAAGAGAAGTACATCGCAGCCACGTTCGGCGCGCAGGCTGTGAGCAAGGCGCTGCTGCCTGTAGATGCGACGAGCGACATCAAGAGTGCGCGACTCGCGCTCATGGAGAACTCCGACATGGGCGAGGGCAACCCTCTGCCGGTCGACCCGCAGGACAATCACGCCGCGCACGTTCCGGTCCACCTCCAGCCGCTCGAAGTCATCGTCCACAACTTCGACGCGAACGGGAAGATCGATCCCAACGGTCTCATCGCAATACAAAACGCGATCCCGCACCTCGACGCTCACTTTGAGTTCCTCAAGGCGGACAAGATGCAGGAGCAGCTCTTCAAGCAGCTGTGGCCGCGATACACTGCCGCCCGATCCGGCGCAGAGGGCATTTTCCGAATGGTCGAGCGAATGCATAACAATGTCCAGCAAGGCGGGAGTCCCACACCGCCGGGCGGACAACTCGATCCGGCCGCGCAGGTGGGAGCAACAACCCCGCAGTAATGCTGTCCCGAATCCGTCACCTGTTCGGTCGAAAGCCGACAGTCATCATCGTCCCGTCACCGCTCGCAGAACCGCTCACCGCCCGCGAGCGCATGGACCTTCGCGAGTGGCTCAACCTTCCGCTGACGCAGAAGGCACTAGCGCACATGGAGGCGCGTCACCCCGGCACGCGACTCCGAATCCCGTCGATCGCCCGGAGCGAATGGGATGAGCGCGCAGCGGTGTCTTTCATCGCTCGCGTGAAAGGCTGGGAAAGCTACCGCGACCAACTTCTGTCCATCGCCGAAACTCCCAAGGAGGCGAAGGATCCTGTCGAAACGTACCCGTCACTAGAAACCTAATACATGAGCACCGAGTCCAGTCCCGACGCCGCATCGTCCGATGCGGACATCTCCCACATCGCAGCTGCGGATAAGTTCTTTGCCGCGGACGCTGCTCCGCCTCCGGCCGAAACGAAGCCGGCAGTCACTGCTGCCACATCACCGACCCCGGCGACCGACCCGCTCGCTGCGGTGCTGAAGGGCAAGCAGGCGGCGCCCGCCCCGACAGCTGACGCCGATCCGCAGATCGACGATATCGACAAGGGGCTACAGGCGCCGCGTGAAGACTCCAAGTCTCGCGCCGGCTGGGACGAGCTGAAGAAGCGCGCCAGCGAGGAGCGCAAGCTGCGTCTCGAGCTCGAGAAGAAGCTCAAGACTGCACCTGCTACCGCCACGGTCGACGACGCCACCAAGGCCCGCCTGGCCGAGCTCGAGGCCCAGAACAAGACCTACTCCGAGCGGCTCAAGATCATCGACCTTCGATCGCACCCTGAATTCGTCGCCAAGTACGTCGAACCCGCGAACGCGGCGAAGGCGGCCATGGAGTCGATCGCCAAGAGCGACGAGGTCGAGGTCAACGTCGGCGAGATCCTCACCATGAAGGGCAAGGCGCTCAACTCGGCGGTGTCCGAGGTCATGGACAAGATGACGCCCTACGCCCGCGTAAAGTTCCAGTCGGCGCTCGACCAGTATTTCGCGACCCAGGTCGGAGCCGATCAGGCGATCGCTCAGGCTGACGAGACGCTGAAGTCGATGCGCCAGACCGGCGGCGCACGCTCGCGCGCGTCGTTCGATGAGGTCGCAAAGAATTACTCCGAGGCGTTCCTGCCGGCCCAGATCGACGAGAAGGCTGCCGACCCGGACAAGCAGGCTGCGGCCGCGTACAACACC